GCGCCAAGAGAAGTTTGTCCAGGCATTGACCACGCCACAGACTCCTACCTATTGTAAACCTTCGGCCTCTTATCGGGTTATTTCGCCATCTACCACGATGGAAAGCTCCCATGTCTCCGCCTCACGGATGCTAGCCAATGCTAAGGTTTCTGACGCCGTCCGTGGACAATTAGGGATTGAGCAGCTTGGGAGCAAACTCAAGAAGTGTCTCCGCGAAACGGAGAAGCTCAAAGACTGGGCGCAGGTCCGTGAAACCGTCATGGACTATGCCAAGCTGACCGGCCAGCTCGTCGAGAAGCGCGAAGTCCGCAGCGTCGATGCACAGTCCGGTCACGCGATTAGCGAGTTAGTGCAGCGCTCGATGCGCCCGTCCCTGCGGATGGTCAACACCGACGGGGACAACATGGTCACGCCGCCTATCACAGCGACGCTGATCCCATCTGCAGCGACGGTGACTGACGCGAGTGTGAGCAAGTGTATCGCAGACACCAAGTCAGCCCCACTCGCCCAAGATGGTGAGGGTGCCACCCCACCCGAATAGGATGACCAATTCCTCCTTTGACACCTACCCTCCGCGCGCAGAAAAATTACGACCGTACACACGCTATATTGATGTGGAGTTAGTCGAGACCGATCGACAGATCGCGCTGCTGGAGTCAGCCTGTATCGAAGCCTATTCGGAACTGTCCAACCGATTTGTTGATCATCCGCATCTTGTGCATGGCGTCCTCTCTCATCTCTATGAAGCGCTGAAAGCCTCAGGAAATTATTTTGTCAAAGAAGGTTTCTTGGTCACACCCAAATGAGAAACACCACCCCGCGCGCATCAGATTTGCCGACACCCCCGCGCACAGCAAAATTTCCATGACCGCTCCCGACTATAACGCAATCATCGCCGCCGTGCTCCAACCTCAGGTCTATCGCGCGACCAAGTATGTCAGCCCGACGCAGGTCCTCAAGGCCACGCGGCGACGCTTCAATGGTAAACTTCACAATGGTCGAGCGCGTAGAGAAACATTGCTGCTGACCCTCGGCCAGCCCAACTACCGAGAACGCCAGTATATCAAACTCTGCAAGCAAGCTCACGAACCATTCCCCATTCGCAAGATTCAATTGACGCTGCTCCCACAGCCGCGATGACCCCCGCCCTGGACGCCTCCCACACCACCGCGTACCCTCCAGCGCCAGCGGCGGGGATGTCCTAGGAGACGATGCCTGAGACTCTGACCGACGACGCGTTGATTCAGAAGATTCAGACCGATCCGCTCTATGGCCGGGTCTACTTGCAGGAAATGTCCAAGCACTCGCTGGCCTATTTCTGCCGAGAGATTCTGGGCTATGCTGACATGAATCGGGAGCATGACGCCCTGTGTGAGTTCCTCCAATGGAACCCCGCCCAGACCCAGTTGGTGCTGATGCCCCGCTACACCTTCAAGTCCAGCATTGTGACCATCGGCAAAGCCCTATGGGACTTGCTCCGCGATCCCAATGAGAAAGTGCTGCTGGCCTCGGACTCCACCGAGAAGGCCGAGGGGTTCCTGGTGGGGGTGAAGAATCATATCTTGGGGCTCTCCTCCACCTCAAAGTTCCGCGCCGTCTGTGGTCCCTGGGAAGTTGATCCCAAGCGCGGCTTGTGGAACCAATCGGCCTGTGTGATCGCCCCGCGCACCCAGGCCAGTGTCGAAGCCTCCATCGAGACGGCGGGGCTGGAAACCAGCAAGGTCGGCAAACATTATTCCCGCATGACCTTTGACGACTGGGTCAGTGATAAGAATGTGACGACCAAGGACCTGATGGACAAGGTGGAGCAGGGTTACAAGAAATCCCTCTCGCTCCTGCAACCCTCCGGGCATGTCGTGTTGGCGGGGACCCGCTGGCACTATGGCGACCTCTATGGTCGTCTCCTCGCCGAGTATGGTGGTTCCAAGGACTTTGCCATCTTCCACCGCAAAGCCTTTGAGGGCGACCACTATTTCTTCATGGACATCGGCAAGGACTCCTTGACTCCCGCCTTTCTGGCCCAGAAGAAAGCGACCCAGGGAACCCGATTGTTCTCCATGCTCTACCAGAATGAGCCGGTGGATGATGAGACGGCCACCTTCAAGGCCGCCGACTTCCGCTTCTATGACCCCGTCCACAGCGAGGGCTACCAACGCTGGCTCAGCACGCTCTATATCACCGCCGTGCTCGATGCCATCCCGCCCCCCACCTCGGATCATGGGGATGATGCGGCCATCACTGTGGTCGGCACCGATCAATCCCACACCATGTTCCTCCTCGATGCCGTGGCCAGCCGGATGCTCCCCGAGGATCAGATCAACGTGCTGCTGAACCTGCATGACAAATGGCATTTCCGCAAGGCCGGCCTGGAGACCAATGCCTTCCAGCAGATGATTAAGTCCATGCTGGAGCAACGCCTGGCCCAGAAGCGGCTGCAACCCAACTGGCGTCCCTTCAGCCTGGTCGAGTTCGTTGGCAAGTCCCAAGGCAACAAGGAATCCCGCATCCTCGGGCTGCAACCCTATCACGAGCGTGGGGACCTCCGCTTTCCCGGCACCAAGCTGGAACTGCTGACGGGAGTCTGGAGCCAACTGGCCTACCAAATGCTCCAATTCCCCACCAGCCCCAAGGATGACCTGCTGGATTCCTTGGCCTATCACCTGCAATTGAAGCACGCTGGGTTTGAACGGCCCCAGTCGGTGGAGTATCCCATCACCAGTGCCGCCTGGTTCGAACGCACCATTGCCCGTCCCCAAGAGATTCGTGCGCTGGCTCGGCGTCCGCGATGGCGCAGACCGCCCCTGCCGGCCTTGTCGCTCAGCTAGGAGGATCACCGATCATGGCGAAGTCAGCCGAGGAATTGCGAGTCGAGCACGCGGAACAGACGGCGAAGAAGGCCCGCGCCCAGGAACAAGCCCGGCGGGAGGCGGCCAAGAAAGCCCAGCAGGAGGCCGACAAGCGTGCAGCGGCCGGTCGCACCGGGGTCTATAGCGCCTGATGTCCCGCCTCGAACTGGAACTGGGGGATCGTCGCCTGGACGGGCAGTCGGTCGGAGCCTACTATGAACGCCAGCAGGGCAACATTCAGTTGTGGGCGGCCAAGAAAGCCGGGTTGCAGTCGTTGAAGCTCGAGGGCCTGGATGGCCTGGAGATTGCCCGGATCAAGTCCGACATCTCCATCTGTGAGCGAGAGACCGAGCGGATTGGCCGAGAGGTCGCCTTGGCCCAATCAGGCACCCCCAATCCGAAGGAGATGGGCAAGCCCCATACCCCCGGCTCCGCTCGTCAGGTCTTCAAGCATCCGGCTAAGCCGAATCTGCCCAAGCACTGATGGACCTGTATCCCGCTCTCAAGCCGCTGAAGGTGGAGAAGCCCAAGGCGGATAAGCAACGGGCGCAGGTGATCCCTGGGGCCATGACCCAGGCCACCTATGAGCGGAAGCAATTCCAACAGCTCTTCAAGAAGGAGTCCAAGGCGACGTGATCCCCATTACCGCTGACGAACTGGCTCGGTGGCGCTCTGAGATTGAGCTCGGGGTGGCCTTCCGTGACAAGGAATTCGGCACCTATCGCCAAGCCCAACCAGGGGCGGCTCCGACCACCAGTGGAGCAGGCAAGAACCTCGACTACTTCGAGCAAGGGGCGCGTCCTGACGACGAGGACGTGGCCCCGCCACTCAATCTGGTCTTTGCCATCGTCAAGAATGTGGTGCCGACCCAGTTCTTCCAGAATCCCCGCGTGACCGTGCTGCCGGACTCTAAGGGGGAATTCGCCGGGGAGGATGCCTTCTATGTCCGAGAGCTGATGAACCGCGATCTGCGCGATCCTCTCCTGCGGATCAAGCAGACCGGCCAACTCTCCACCTTCGATGGCTACCTGCTGGCCTCCGGCTTCGTCAAGGTCGGCTATGCCACCGAGTTTGGCCCGGATATTCTTCCGACTGAGGCCGAGGAGAAGAAAACTCTGCGGGAGAAGGTGCGAGAGCAGGTGCGTGGGGCCCTTGAAGCGGTGGGGGTGTTGCCACCTAAGCCGGAAGTCCCTGAGCCCGACCAAGCCCAACCTGACACCACCATCCGTTCGGAGCGCCCCTACCTCCAATGGATTAGCCCTTTCGACATGGTCATTGATCCCAGGGCTCGGAGTCTCACCGATGCCCGGTGGATCGCCCAGCGGATTCGCCGCACCCTCGGCGAGATCAAGCGGGATCGTCGCTATGCCAAGGTGAAGCATACCCTGGAAGCCGATGCAGTGGAAGCCGATGGGATTCCAGAGACCTTCATTGAGGAGTTCCAGACCGTGGATATCTGGGAGACGCATTACAAGGACCTGGATGCCCCCACCGGCATCCGGGTGCTGACCTTAGCCATGACCCAGGCCGACACCAAGGCGCTCATGCATGAGGACAACGCCTATGACCTCGGCGATTGGCAGTATGAATGGCTGACCCACAACAAGCATGGACATCGGCTCTATCCCATCAGCACCATCTCGGTGATTCGCCCCCTCATTGACCGCATCAATAGCTCCCTCGATGCCGTCCTGGAGCAGGTTGACAAGTTTGTGACCAAGGTGGCCTATAACGACCGGGTCGGCCCCGACGCCCAGCTCGTCCTGGAGACCCCCACCATCGGCGCCCGGGTCAAGGTCGATGGCACGGAGAGTGTCGTCGGAGCCATTGCCGTCATCTCCATGGAGCAAGTCAAGCAGGACATGATGGCGTTCATCAATCATGTGATGGACCTGGTGATTCTCATTACCGGACTGACCCGTGCCCAACTGACCGGACTGACCCAAGCCCAGACCGCCACTGAGGCGCAAATCGGCCAGGGAGGGCAGAACCTTCGCCGAGCGGATGAGGGGAATGTCGTGTCGGATTGGTTCACCTGTGCGCTGAGCAAATACTGGCGGGTCAAGGCCCAATTCCAAGACCTCACCGAAGTGGACTTGGTGAAAGATATGCTCCCCGATGCCGCCACCGGCATGATGTCAGCTCAGTTCTATCCGGCCATCGATGAGGCTCGCGCGGCTCGGCTCAAGGCTTCCCGATTCCGCTTCGATCTGGAAGTCTCCTCGATGCAAAAGCCTAACCTGGAAATCCTCCGGGCGCAATTCGGCCAGTTCGTGCAATCCCTGATGGAACCGATTGTCACCCAAGGCTTGGCCCTGGAAGGCAAACGCCTCTCGGCCACCGAGATCATCAAGCAATCCATGCAGTTCTTTGCCGAAGGCGGCCTCCAGAATGCCGAGAAGATCATTGTGCCGGTGGTCGATCCGATGCAGCGACAAGCGCTGATGAATTACGGCATGAAGCCTGCAGGCACCAATGGCAATGGGCAACTGACCGGAGCGGTGCCGACCTATGCGGATCAGGTCTCTGCGGCGGCAGGCGAAAAGGGCCAGGGAGCCAGCCCCGTATGAGCCACACCGGCACCTATGTCTACGCCCCAGGTCAGGGCCTGGTGAAAGTCTCCGAGGCCATGCCCCGACTGGCCCGCCCGGTCTATTTCAACAAAGGGGGGGTCGCCTCCTACGACGCTTCGGCCCGCACCACCTTTGAGTCGAAGGCCCAGAAGCGGCAGTGGTTGCAGACGCATGGCTTGCGAGAA